CTAATAGTCACCCTTAAATCCAATCAACTCTAAAAAAATAACGCTACCTGGCTCCGGGTTGCTGTGTCTGAAAAAAAACTCAAACCTCCTAGTACTGTCGATTGCAATAACCGCCTCATGTGCCGCACGCAATGATTCCGCGATGTTCGCTTGACCAGCGATGTTTGATAGCGTGGTGGCGTCCGTTTCATCTTGCAGGCTGCCGAACCTCCTGGTAAATATCTCAGAGAACGAGTAAGTCGGGTTGGTAGCCACTTGTAACCTGTGGGTTACTTTCACGATAATGTAATTGGCGGTTGCTGGTATATTGTCCAAATCAGTCCATATAACTGTCGCACCAGATCCTGTCGGGCCAACTGAAATCCATTGATTTGTGGCTTGGCCTAACAAATTCATGCCTGTGAAATCGCTAGAATTATCTATATGCCTGTATTCCGCAGTAACTCTCTTAAATAACGGATCCAACGGTGGTAATGTGGTCGCAAAAAAAGTGGGTCTAATATCAGTGATATCAGCATTCAGAATTTCGGTTTGGCCCGGCACCAAATACACTTCACAAATGGGGTAATGGCCTTCCGGTATATCTGGTCTAACAGGAAAAGCAGCCTCTACACCTTGGACGCTGGATCTAGCTGCCGTTTTGATGTTCATTACTAGCACATCAATTCGCGGATCTGATATAGGCGCAACGAATGGAAACGAACTGGCAATATTAAAACCTATGGTCGACCGGTACGCAGTGTATACCGGTTTCGTCTTAACAGTCATATCGGGTGGACTATTTTCGCTTGGGAATGTGCCCATCGCTGGAAAGAACAGCGACTGTAATGCCTTTATTATTTGATTATCATCACTTACATCGGTTGCCCGAGACGCTTCATCCAGCACACCAATTAGCTCGCGCTGCAGTGTATTCAGCCATTTCCCCTTAACTTCCGTCGCTGGGGTGTTTGTCACCGGATCGCCTTCGGTGAATTCCTCACTTGGATCCGCCGTTATTGTGTCGTCGCCGATTTTGTGCATGCCAATTCCTTTACGTCGTTGATTTGGTGATAATCCCGGACCAACCAACTGCTATCCAATAGCCGGGACCATAAACTGCTTTGCTCATTAATTGTGCTGATAAATTAGTGTAAACTTGGGTCCATGTCGCGCCACTATCAATTGACCGCATAATCCGGCCTTGTGTTAGTCCACCGCACAATAAAATCACGCCTCGATTGTTATGGGTAAACCGCCACATGTTCTCGCCTGTTAATTCCTTGGCATACCTGGCTTTAAATGTGTTTAAATCGTGCGTGGTTCTTAACACACCGACGCCATTACCCAACAACCAAGTATTATCGATATGGTCGATGACCCATATTTCGCCAGATACATTAGCAATATGCTGGGTCCAATTAATGGCATCCGACGATGTCGCGAACCATTCCGACAGCGCGCCACCGTTGCCGACAATGCCGAATAATTTTTCCTCATCACTCCAAACAATGCCGTAATAATAATCCTGTGCTGGATCAATGGTGACATTGAAATTAATGCCATTAGTGGTAGACACTAACAGGCTATTTGGCGCGGCATTCGTGGCCCAACCAACAAATATCAGCTTTGAATCATTAAAAGCAATATCGACCAGATAACTATCACCGCCACCGATATTAATCGATTGCCAATTCACGGCGTCCGAACTTTTCAGGACCGTCGCCGGGTTAGCGCCATCACCATGCCCAGCGATATACCAATTGCCCTGCCATTTCTTAACGGTGCGCAATGAATTAGTAGTACCGCTCACTTGAGCTTGCCAGGTACCGCCATCATCAGCCGATGTAAGAATCGTCCCATCATCGCCACATACCACCCAAAGTGCCTGAGTTGCGTCATACCAGGCGCTACGTAAATGTTGAGTGGTTACACTGATTAAATCATTCCAGTTGTTGGCGGAATTATTGATATGGGTAAACGTCAAACGCGAATGAGCTGGCTTATCAACACCTAATCGGCACTCTAATGTACTATTCTCACCACCGAACGTGCGCAGTGGTTCGCCCGCAGGCGAACCAGCGCGGAAATGGTTGCTTGCCGAATCCGTCTGAACATCCCAAACGTGTGTTGCCGGTTCTGTAATCGTGATGGAAAAACCTAATGATGCAGCCACATCGATAAAATACTGGCGAGATTGGCCGCCCGTTGATACCAGTCTACTAAGTACTTCTAGACGGCGACCTTCAATGGTACCAGGTGGATTAGCACAATTATCAGGCAAACCCAGCACCATTTCCCAATCTGCTAACAACTCACTGGTTGTGCTGGGCAAAACTTCCAGCAATAACTCATCGGCTTGGCCATCGACTCTCGCCAATTCTTGGCTGATAGCAGTCAGCAACTTTCCAAACGTAGACTCGTCATCTGTGGCAATAGCATCGCCAGGCGGTAACAATGCAACCAATTGTTGCTTATAATCGCTTGCGGCTATACCCACGTAATTGTACCCAGTGAGTAAATATCCGTAGCAGGCACAATAATATTAGCCACCGGTACCACTAGAGTATGATCCGTTTCACCGATCGCCGAACTGATCGCCTCGTTGATTTGTGACAAATACAATGTTTCACCTGGTCCACCGAATCGAGACAACAAATCAGCAACTTCAGCGCTGACCGCATCACGCACCGCTTGTGTGTTAGGTGTTAATTGAATGGTCAAGTCCAGCAATTGTTGAGCAGGCGCATAAACGGTAACAGACGCCGTTACCGGCCGCCGTGCGTCGATATAGTCCTGTACTTCCTGCACCTTTGCAGCGTTAGGTATAATGGGCACGCTATTATCCATCACAAACGTAACACCCACCGTGCCATCGCCAGATTGCAGCGGAAATACCCACACACGCGTTACGCTGTCAACCTCAAGGCCCCAGTTTTCATAATCGATAGCGGCTCCGCCCTGTGGGGTTTTTTGAATACGTGCCAGTAACCGGGCTAACAAATCGGCGTCCGTTTCTATATCGGCTCCGCCATTTAACCCCGATGCATCAACAATATTTGTCGCATCGATTCCAGCAATGGTCGAGACTAAATTCAATTTGGTGTTAGTTGACGTATTAGATATAAAACCACCATCAATTGCACTAATTGGTACCAATGCTGAACCACCAACAATAGAACTCTGTAGCGTTGTGATGAATTGAACACCATCGGCACGCTGTACTAATGTCCCCAGAGGTATAGCCGTCGCCTCTGTACCAGTGAATAGGGTATTACCAATGGCTGGCGCAGCTTGTTTGCGCACCAATCCCCACACATTCGCCCAGCTTTCGAGGTTTTCAGCCTCACTGAGATTAATAATCGCCTGGCGGCTAATCCAGTTGAGATAACCGTACAAACCGTGAGTAGCACCGGCCAAGACCCGCGCAATGACATTTAATAAACTGCGACGCAATCGCGCATCAGTGCCGGGTAATTCTGCCTCAAGATCCGCTGCGGCACGATCGTAGAGTTGTTGTAATGTTGGTCGATTAAAGGGCATTATTGCTGACTCCAGAACTTCTCAAATCGAAAACGTAGTGGTGCTTTCTGCTGTCGATAAATCTCAATAATTAAGCACAGCGTGTTTAAATGCGTCGTTGCGGCCACTATTTTTATATCGCGTGCAATTGCATCGTCAATCATCCACTGTAATGATTGTTGTGCATAACGTTCCGCCAGTCGTAACGTCTCGCTGGTTAAATTACTGCGTTGCAGTAGCCACAGTCGCGACCCGAATAAATCGTCAGAAACCAAGACATCCGCCCACCATCCCTGCCGATTGGCCCGTTCGTCCGGCAGAATATCACTGGGCTCGGCTAAGCGATTGGTAAATAATGATAACAACACCGCTGAGCGCAACCCTTCGTCAGACACTAAATCCCCATTGTTACCGATAGCGATATCAAGCAGTTGTGTTGCCGATTCGTAGTGCAAGTCGAGATCAGGCATAGTGTTAGCTCATTTGTGGCGTAGGCGATCCAACGCTACCGCCTTGCGGATCAACGTGGGTATGCGCGTTAAATTGTTGACGCATGGTGGCTATGTCACCAACGGCATCTTTTATTTCACCATTGACGACCAAATCACCATTGATCACCACGCCATTGGCACTGTCAATGACAATAGAACCGTCCATCAACAATTTTATTGTGTCGCCGTTCGAATTGTAAAGTACGGTCTCGCCCTCACTTAAACCGACTGGCCGGACGCGTCGATCGCACGCAGCAATGGCAACACCATTTGCGCGCGATGCGCCTGGAAACACCACCATTGCTTCGGCACCTAAAGGCGGATTACCCGAAAGTCCGAAAGGCTCAAAATGCTCAACGTCGAGTACCTCACCATTGAACACCTCCAATTGTAGCGTTTGCAATTTGGTGCCTGGTTCAACACGCCGCACCACTGCACGAGACACGATTGATTGTATGCGGTTTTTAAAACGCTGAAATAACCTTTTCAGATTCCTATCCAAACAACCCCCCCACGGTATCTTTTTCCGGGATCGGTAGTCGCGTAAACGCTTCTGGCGGCATAACCGTCAACTCCGTGACAACCCCATCATCATTGGATATGCGACGCAACACGTTTGCAATCAGCCACGTATCATGAATTTTTAACCAATCATCGTCGATGTCGACCAAACGATTGTGTCGCCACAAATCATATCCATCGAACCAGCCGTTCACGGTATAATTGACGCTGCGTGATTCGCCATATCGAACTGTTGCTTCCAATTGAGCACGGGATTCCAGCTCATCATTACTTGCTTCCGTCAATAACGTTAATACACGCTGTGGGCGAATATCGCTATCCAACGCGGATCCCTTTGGATGTGCCGACAAACCACCGAATCCGAAATCATCCCCCGCGATTTGCCCCAGCGCATTAATGGAATGAAATCGGTCGCGATCACTAAACAACGCGTTGGCTTGTAAAATATTTTCCCCCAGACGCAAACGGGTACCCGATGGGTTATCGCTTGCTTGTGTTATCAATATATTGCCTTGTAACGTTGAGGTGAGAATAACGCCACGCTGCCGCGCAACGCCTTCAATAAATTCAAAAACTGAAATACCAGGTTCAACCGCTAACTTTTTAAACCGCTTACCCACGTCAACATTGGCCGTTACATCAATATCAAATCGCTCGCATAAAATTAATGCCATCTGCCGTAAATCCAGTTGCCGGAATTCGCCAACCGGTGCGGAACTATCAATAATGTCGCCGGTTTTATCGCGTCCGGCAACAACCAGGTTGTGTTCGCGGCTACCATACGTAATACCAATGTCATCAATAAAACCAATTAGCTCGACGTTGCCATTGATGATCAACTCACAGCGATCGCCCACTTGAATATCGCGTGGCGTGTCTTGTTCCGGCCATCGCTCGGTTAATGTCAATTCGAACGACTGCGCCAACTGCGTCATCCCATGTTCCAGGCGCACTTCAGTCCAGCCACCCCACGCCTTGCCATTAACGCTTAAGCGCACATCAGGCGGCGGCATTAACCACCTCCAATGCACTGCCGCCAACAATAAACCCAGGACGCCGCACACCATTGGCCTGCACAATTACATCCGCCTGCTCGATGGTTTGATACAACTCATGCGATAACACCAACGCCGGTACTGTGCGTGTCGTCGTGATGGTAATTAAACGCGTTAAATTCGCGCTACGGGCCAAAATATCATTAACCAATGCGGCTTTCAAATTCGCCAATGCCTCAAATAAGTTGTCGCTAATGGGACTACCATCCGGTTGGCTTGCCAACAACATACGCTCGATATTCGCCAGCATTTCGTCCAATCGCGCACGGCCTTGCGTGCGTGTCGTGTAACTCTCGTCACTCACTGCTATGGCCATATCCGCCAAGGCATTAAATTGCGCCATGCGATAAATCGCACCAACCGCGTTAGACTGCACAACACGGTTTCCCGTAGTGCGTGAAATACTCGGTGAGTTATCGCCAAATTTAATGAGCTGGCGGTATAGGTCGGGTGCCAGGCTGGCTGTCGTCACAATACCGTTAATGGCACCGGTCAATGCACCGAAATCAATGGCAAGTTTTGCTGGGGCAAGAATCAACGAACTGATCGAACCGGTAAAGGCAAGAATGTCACGCTTAACCGCATTGATTTTTGCGCTTGCTTCATTGGCATATTGCACCGCGTGGCCGATTAACGCCGTTGCACTGTTTAAGGTATCGGTTACCGATTCCACAATAAACGCCGCACGCGACGTTAAACTAAAACTCTCGGTAACATCAGCATTTATTGCCTCTTTCACTTCAGCAGCTCTGCCTTTCACGACATCGCGAGTGTTTGTGCGAATGTCCGGCAATGCATTTTGTCCGGCCTCAGAAAAGGTAATGGAGAATATTGCGCGCCGACCCTGGCGTGCATTTTCCGTGACTTGGTAGGTTTCTACTTGGACATTCAGCGTGCCGAGATAGGGATGAATCAGTACACCCGGCCCAGGTGCATCTAATGCGGTAATGAGCGCATCACGAGCAAGATGATATTCATCACCAACCACATAGCACTGCAGAATAAACGGTTTAACCGCCCGCCCCATATCCTCCGCATACGGCACATCACGTAACGGGTATTCATGCACGATCGTTCGACGACCACCGGTTACCTGATGTGAATCGAGACTAAACGGCGCATCGCGAAATTTGCCCGGCAGAATGGTATCGCGATAATTCATCAGGGCACGACAACGTTCGGGCCATTTGTGATATCAATGCTGCCGAAACCCTTAGATTGTAAATTTTTCACAACCACGCGGTCGCGTTGGCCGTCCTTTATTTCGATCACTAGCTTGGCTTCGGGCGCATTGGTTGTTGAGGCTGCGCCACCACCGGAAAAACGACCGGTGATGCGCTGAAACAAGCTGCGGTTATCACCACCTTCAACCCGACCGGCTCCAGACGACAACAAACCACCGGCTGCCAATAAACCAGGTGCAGTGCGGAAGGGCAATTTTTGCAAGGCAGCGGCGGTTATTAATCCGCCACCAACAACCGCACCCGTTTTTACAGCGGTGATCTTTGACGCTTCGCTTTGGCTATTAACAAAGTCCGCCACCTCCCTCATAGGGCCGGTCAACGTTTCATCCGCGAGGCTCTTAATGGTAGTTGCCACTGACTCATACGCTGAGGACGCAGTTTTTGCCGCACGCGCACTGTCGCGCATTAGCGTTGCACCATCCCCCTGGATTTTGAAAAAATCATCGAGGGTTTTTAGCGTGCCATTGCGATTGAAGTCCACAATAAGGGTATTGACGCCACGTAGTGCTTCACTATCAAATACTTTACCTAACAAGGTAGGTCTGCCCTGAGCCTTTGTGAAGATATCCAATAATATTTCACGTATAGGTCTAAATTTTTCTAGACTTCCAGGCTCAAAAATGGTGATTCCTTCAGTCGCCTGCAATTTTTCAGCATTGTTTCTAATCGAGCGTAATACGGCTTCAAAGGCTGTTACTGCCTGTTCTGGACCGCCCGTGCCGATACGCGCAACCTGCAATAATGCGCCGAGTTCCCTAACAGCGTCCGGTCCCTTAAAACCTAACCCGGCAAAGGCTGATACTGCACGTTCCCCTTGAGTTGCCAAATTTTGCAATGTGAATGCACCAGCTTTACCTTGTAAGGTCAGTGTATCGAGGGCGCGTAAAATGCCCACCTCTTCATTAATGTCGAGTTTAAGAAATTCAGTCACAAGAGCGCCGATATCTTGGCCTCGCGACGTGCTAGCTTTTATCGCTAATGCCAATGTTCGCAAGTTATCCGTGGCAAAATCCAAATCACCCGTTTTATTGACGATCTTGTCGACGCCTTCGATCAATGCCGCTGGATCTAGGCGAATATCTGGCGCTTGGGCAACTTCGAATATTTTTCGCTTTAGCATATCCATTTTTTCGGTGCTGCGATCCGATTGTCTACCCAGCGAGTCCATCTGATCTTCCAGCTTAAACAAGAATTGCCCGGCCTTCGCTGCACCAACACCGGTCACCAGTGACGTATAACGATTACCCAGCCGATCAATGCCTTTACCGGCTTGGATTGAGCCACGCCGCACCAGCTGCATCGCCCGGTTGGATGTACGAGCAAAGCCTTGCATTGCTCTTGAATTGGTGGTGAGTTGCCGAACCAGGTTGCCGCTGGCTTTGAAGAGGGTTTCTAACACGAAACGTTCGGCCATTAGTGTGACTCTCGCAGGTAGTGGGTTAATGCTATGTAATGTTGTTGACAGCGCGCCAGACTAAGGGGGCGCAGGGAACTTTCATCCCAATGGGTGGTTATTGCAAATAATACAATAATGCTATCCAGGTGTTTCACCACCCGCATCAGTTCGCCCCCGTTGTTCCGACACCTCCAGGGTCGCCCGGTCCATCTGGTCAGCGGTAATTTGCAGCAACGCCAAATCGGTCGCGCTGAGTCGTTGTATCTCCGCCAGAGATAATGGCCCTTGAACAGCACCGATACTGACAATTTGCCGCCTGATGGTTTCGATACCCATACGGGTGGGGCTCTGCTTCAGCTCCAAGCCATCGGGTGTTTGTATCAAGCGCTCGCTTTCTTCTGCGGCCTGGAGTAAGTCACCCACCGATAACTCACGTAACGTGGCCTCTCTATGATCTGTCTTATCCGTCTTTAGGCCGTCGATCAACATCACCTTTATGGTGCGCACTACAGCACCTCTTCGGCGGGATCACCCGCAAAGGTCACTGGCACTTTGCCGCCCTCGCCATCGGTTACTTCCAACGTATTTTCAACCCAGGCGCGGGCGACAATATAGGTTTGTCCCGTGTCGCACTCAAATGTCACCGTCGCTTCAACCAAGTTGCGCAGCTCATCCAATGATACATCCGGACCTAACGGGATTACACATTCTACTCGCGAGGCTTTGAGAGCCTCGGTAAAGTACACTTCATGCGTATTTTCGCCCGTGGCCCGCTCCAGCCCGCCAATGTTAATTTTGGCACCCGGCTCTGTTGCAAGCAGTTTTCCGTTAAACTTAACCGTTGCCCGCCCTAATCGCTGCTTACTCATAATGGTCCTCTCTGGTTAGCGCACTGTGCTAAAAAATAGGTTAAATAATAAATTGCACTTGAGCTGCAAATACGCGAAATTGATTAATCAGGTTCGGTGAAAGTTGCACATCGATGCGGTTGGGGTCCGTTGGTGATATGATCACTAACAACTCGGTTTTAAATTGCTCAACATCTTCAACCAATCCCGCATTTTGCCAATCGGTAAACAATGCAATCAACTCGTTGCGGATGTCTTTTGGACGCACAATCGCCTGGCCCGGCCGATCCGGCTCCGTGTCGCCCGCCAATTTAAAACGCGGGTAACGCAATGCAATCCGTGCGCGCATACTAAATCGGATAAATGATAGCGTGCGCATGGTCGTCACATCCAAATAACTCGGATCCGGTATCCCGCCGCTATTGGTTTGATAGGTGGTAATCAGCCGCTCAATGGCCATATTGCCCCCGGCGTCCACGGTAAACGTACTAATGCCATCGTGCAAATGAAGGTCGCGTTCTTCGCGGGTGTATCGGTCAACCACCGCTGGCGCTAATATGCCAGGTAAACGCAGAGTTTGGCGCGGCCGTGCTGGATCCGGTTCGAGCGCATCAATGCCACCAATCACTGCCGCCGCTTCCCAAGGAGTTGTTGGACTGTTTTGCAATCCCATAATGGTGACAAATTGCGAATTGCGAGAGTTACCCAGCGTAGTGAGTTCCGCATGTGTGCCGTTGGCGGCAGCGAATGCGTGCCCCTCTTTTTGCACCATTGGTCCCCATCGATCTGCGAGCCAGGGTTCCAGGTCTTGCAGTGACCCAACATCTGTATATGGCATGATGATGGTGTGAAATTGCTCGTCACCCAATGTCGCAAATGTAGACGGGAAAATTGCGTTAAAATCACCACCGGCCATCGGGACAATCGTGACCGATACTCCGGCAGGCAATTGTTGCGTTGATTGATAATTAATGCGGACGTCAATAAAATTCCCAGCGCTGCCACTATGTTTCGATCTTAAGGTCACCGAATTCAAACTTGGGTCCACAAAGCTATAAAGTTGCATCAACGAATTATTGGTAATGGCCGCTGTAATATTCGCCGCAATCGCGTCCTGATCATCGCCAATATTGACTGCCACCGGCACATAAACACCATGAACATATAAATGTATGGTACCGTTTTCAGTTGCTGCGCCGGGCGCTACCGTTATTGCGCCTGAAGCCAGGCCGGAATCCGAATCATCGGTGATAGCAAGGGCCCATGTTTCAGTGATGTTATTAACTGCCTTCAGCTTGCGCAACATGGCCGCCAGCATTGAATCTCGACCATAAAATCCGTCTGCCTGCTCACTACTCAATATTTGCTTGAGCGTACCGCCACCCACTGGACTGTTATCCGCACGATACCCAATCACCAATATCTTATGCGGCTGCACCGTCAACCCGGCAACGGCACGGGTATTATCGAACTCAACCGCCTGATACGGCGTGCGAATGTCCAGTGGAATATTATTAAATGAAATGCTCATGCTGGTTTACCTTTTTTGCTGGCCGGTTTAGTGTTGACGGCTTTTTCGATGGCTGTCGGTGGGTCAGTAACCACAACATCATTAACCCTCATGCGGCGATACCAGTAATGTGTCAGCACAATCCACTCACCGGCATCATCGAGCAGCGTGCCGTCTGGTTTTCGCACCAATAATCCTAACGCGGGACGCAAAAACTTTTTGCCTATTTCGTTACCTGTATTGTTAGTTGTGCTCATTGCTCTAATGTTACCTCGTCGGTTGCATCAATCTGCCCATCGGCGGGTGCCATATCGGTATCCGCGTGGTAGGTAATAAAATCATTCAACGCCAGGTTGTCACTGATGGTCACAGTACATTGCGTCCATAACTTTAATCGTGCGCTATGGCACAACACACCGGCAAACATCACGGCGTTTGCGTCCTCTAGCTGAACGCCAGCTAGGTCGTTATTAACGCTGGAATCAATCAAGCCACCCAGGTCATAATCGTCACGAAAGGCATCACGAATGCGCTCGATGACATCATCAAATATTAACTCGCTTTCATTGGCATCGCTCAACGCCATAAATCCACGAATCACCCAGCCGATTTGCTGTGGGTTCACTGTGCCGTCAAATTCCTGCGTGGTCAGGCGGCGCACATACCAGCCACGCAAATGAGTGTCACCGGCACAGCTATACTCGTAAAACTTTCGTAACTTTTCATTGGTTGCCGCATAACGTTCATAGGCGTGGACCTGGCCAACCTTCTCAACCGACTTTAGTGTTGCAACGATGGCGTCGCGAACCTCGATAACACTCGGCATTAGTTCGCCACTCCACGAACAATACGTAGATTGGCGCGGGCAAAGATGCGCTCAACGGTGTCGCCAATCGTCTCCAGCGCGTTTTCGAACATGTGTACACCTTCAGTACCGCGTGCTGCGATCTTGCGGGCGATCTGCAACGCCACGGCGGGTGCTCTATCAGCATCAACATTGAGTTTTAATCGCACCCAGTCCTCTAAAGGTTCTAACGGTGGAAAATGCGGCCTGGTACCCAACTCAACCGGTACCGCATGGGTGACTGACGTACCTACTACGCCAATAATGTTATCACCACTTAACACGGGATCTTGTGCCGAAATGGAACCGCGCAGAATATTGGTAACACCAACCGGCGTATTTTCTTTCACTTCAGCTTCATACAATAATTCGGCCTCTAGCATGGCGCGGCGTAATTCCTTTTGCGCCGCTGCCGGGGATTCTTTCAAACGCCGCAGTATTGCGTTGGCGTTTTTAATTTCGGCATCGATCTGGAAAGCGGGCATGTTAAATTAGCGCGTCTGGTTAGCGATAGCGGCGTGAATGGATGATGCGATCCCCACCATGCTGCAGGTTATTATCCCAATCCGCATAGGCGGTATGCCCTATGTTCTTTTTGGGCTGCACGCCCAATATATTAAAATAACGTTTTCGCAGTTCCGCCGCACGCGTGGAATATTTTTTGGCTTTGTCGCCGTGGTTGACGGTATCGGCTTGTATCGTACTATCACCCTGACCGCTATAAAATGCCGCCAGGTCATCACATAGAATGGCGGCAGCGAAACTGGCTAGCGGTAATTTATGACCATCGGGCACCGTGGTGCTCAGCACATCCAGTGTATGCCGTATGGTATAACTAGCCCGGAATAACTGTCCCGCATTAATGATGTTATCTGTTTGTAATCGTAACCCTGTTGGTTCGCTATACAGCCGGTAATGCTGTGGATCGAGGTATGTGGCTGGTGCGTTGCCGATAGGATACTCCAGATTAGTCAACAGACTAAATCCGGTTTGCCAACCGTCCGGCAGTGGCTGCAGCGTTGTGCCGTTGGATACAATATCCTCGACGGCGCTCAGTGGTTTATCACTACTATAACGTGTCAATGCCAACGCGATTGCACCGTCAATATCGCCCGTGTTGAGTTGTTCTGCATCGTCTCGTACAAATTGATTAACTAAGGTTTGATAATCAGATTGCACGGCATATTCTCCTTGAGTCATTAGCGCGGCATGACCCTGCGCATTGAATAGCATTAGCAGCGCGGCGATTAAACACAATTTTAACGCGATGAATTTCATACGATCTCCTGACATAGATAAAAAAAGAGGCGCGCCGAATAGATAACAACGCGCCTCGAAAAAACTAACGCGCCAGGGAGGCCAACGCGTCAGCTCGGGGACTACGGTACGATGTTGCCCTGGAACCCGCGAAAATCCAGAACATTACCGCCATATACATGCTTGATCTTGTACTTGATTTGATCGTTGCTGAACAACGACCCTTGTGTTGGACTGTCCTGCACGAACAATTGAGGCTCTTCATTGCCATCCAGAAAGCCGATTTCAATTAGCGGAATGTCATTCATATCAGCAGTTGTGAACCAGTTGTTCACGTCAGTCCAATACCACACCGGAATCACATTCATTTGCAGTGACTCTACGAAATCGGTGTCGTTATTGGTTTGGCGTCGGAATAAATCAAACGCGGCTTCCTCCAGGTCCGCTGGAACCCACAAATCGACAGGCGCGATCCCCAGACGATCGTTGGAGTCAAGTTCAGTCTGCTTTAACATCGCCTGGCGATTAACTGATACTTGACCGGCGCTCACCGCCGCAACGTTTAAATTATTATGTGCGGCGTCAAATAATGAATTACCTGTGTAAATAACTGGATTCGTTGCCAGAAAATCAAGCACAAATTTAGCCAGCGTTCGCCGTGCTGCACTTGACAAATTGGTGGGGATCCGACGAATCGCACCAACATCATCATTTTTAATCATCTCAATAGAGATGGTCTCAGTGCCGCCTTTTTTGGTTACGGCGTAGGTCGCTTTTTCGTCATTGGGTGATGTCAACGGATCATAGGAGCCGTCCTCAAGAACAACAGGCAGATCGCCGTAACCCCCAAAACGAGTACGCTCTTGTGTCCTAAAGTCGTTTACCGGTACCACATCTGCCAATCGACGCCATACATCGTAACGATTCGGCGTGTTGTATATTCTAATCATACGGCGTGTAATGGAATCGCCCAACACACTACTAAGCGAGGCGGAGTTCAGCGATTCACGTAATAGTACCTCACCCCCCAGGGATTCACGCATTAGTGACACATCACAATTTTTCAAATCACCCGAAACGTTTTTATCACCGGTAATCTGAACATAACATTCTTTAAAGGATCGCACATTGCGATCAGACTTATCAAAAAACACATCCAGCATTTTTGTGATTTTGTCGTGACGCGTTTCGCCCGCTTCGATGCGCAAATCGCCGACACCGTGCACTTTCCCGGCTTCGCTGAATTGGGTCACATACTCCAATTCTTGGTTAATGGCGTTATCTACATCCTCGTCATTAATATTGACGGCGGAATCAAACTGAACGCGTAGCCGATTTTTGGCAATGTCCGGTAACTTGCTTTGTGCAATGCGCACCCGCGCGTCGGCACGTGCCTCGACCATTCGTACCGCTGAATCGATATGGGTTTGGGTAATAGCATTGGATGGCGGCGATCCTTCGCCGCCACCCGCCGCGTTACTGCTCTCGCTCTCTGGGGTTTGATGCTGCAATGCCTCGCGATAGGCGGCATCCAATTGTTCATCGTCATCGGTATTCAAATCCGCTGGCAATGAACCCTTATGGTGTTTTTTAACGGTGTTAATCATTCGCTCACGCAATCGCATGTCGTTCTCCACGTGTTTATTTTGCTGTGCTTCCAATAGGTGTAATAATTCGCCGCCCGCGCCCGGCTCAATGATTAAGTCCACGGAGTTGACCTTGGTGATCTTTTGCGCGGTGTTTTGTCCTTTCTCGCGCTTGGAACGGCCTTCGGCGTCAATGCTAAAGCCGAACATGTCGGCCATGCCGCGTTGGTGGGCTTCCAGTAATTTTGCATGCACTTCGACGGATTCCAGTAATTCCAGTTCTGCTTGGATTTCACCGTTATCCTTACCCTGGCCTTCGACGAAAGTGGGTGCGGTTAGCTTTCCAATCAGTTGATTGAAACTTTTACCACCGCCTCTCAAATGCTCTGCATCGGCTTTTACAAATACCCGCACGTTGTTAAACATGGGCGTTGCTTCGCGCAGCACACGATTGCAGTAATAATTGTTGTTGCCGGATTTCCCTGCTCGGATAACGCGAATGCGCCAGCGGGTGCCGGTGGCATCCGTGGCTTCCAAAAAACTGCCTTGTGCTTCGCGCATGGCAACGTCTTGAAAATCGCGTGCTACTTCGGTGCGCTGACTAAACGTGACGTTATTGCTATCATCAATCACGTATCCGTAGGACCAATAGCGACCATTGTCCTGCACAATGACGCGATCACTGAAAAACGCGTCAATGCTAATATAGTCACTTTGGTTAGCGAAGCCGCTGGGTTCACTGACATGGGATCGAAGTGCCGTAGAAACTAGGCGCATGCGGTCATGCAGCTCCGTTGCGGCGGCTTCGCGCATGGACACTTCCAATGTCGGTTTCAGCCTGATGCCCAATTGCTTCAAATGGCTAAAAATATCCATTATTTGTTGCCGCGCAATTTTTGGCCATCGGTGGTGACAACTATAACGTGATCACCATAATCCTTAAATCCGGCTACTTCGGAGGCATCTACGACTACATGTTCAGCAGTGACCTTTTTGTCCTTGCCCACTACCTTAATAGTACGCATAACCAGCTCGGCGGCTTGTGCTGCCGTCATTTCATCTGATTTGTTATCTGATGATGTGTTCTCAGGTGATTCACTGTCTGGTGATGTTTCGTTAACAGGTTTGTTTGATTTCGCCACAGTTATTCTCCGCCGTGTTTTATTTAGCTGATTTCCAAAAACAATGAATGCAGCTTAAACCACAAAATACGGCACGTCTTTTAAAGGGCTTTAAAAACGTTTTGTACTTTTAGAGGTAAAGGAGGGAAATAATGACGAGAATTATGAAGAAACAGGGATGAATATTTGGGGGTATTAGGCAGCTAGTTCCCAGTGTTCCATATAGGGTACCGATTCGCAACCGCAATTGATAGTCTCGGCAGGACCACCTTTTGGGTCGCGTGGAAATGATAGCTTAATAATGCCGCCAGGTGATAACAACTGAAACGGCGCGTCCACGGCTTGTATTTGGCCGCGTGTCGCCTCGTGGTGTGTACGGGCGTGGGTTCGTCCGGATGGAAGCCAGCGTTTTTTCAACCCTGGCAATACTTTTTCGGCTTGTTCTTTGCGTAATTGATTGGCCACCCCATAAGCGCGTAGCAGTTCAGTGCGCAGAATCGTTGTTGCGCGCTTACGCCCTTTATCCTGCAACACGGTTTTAATATTTGCAACAGCGCTGTTGAGCGGTTGTGCGCCAATGGCGGTTAATCCTAGTTCAGTATTGATTTGATTCGCCATTGTGACCGTGACATCTTTCATCTTGTCCGTGATAAATGCCTGAAACGCCAGCAACTGCGTTTTATCGATGGTAGGTATTAAACCGCGCAGTGTAATACCACCGGCCTGTATAGGCTTGTCCACCATGTCGGCACCGGCATTAAAAAAATCATCTGTTAATTGTGACCCACTATCACCCAGCTCGCGGCCCACGCCATCCAACACACCCCGAATGGCTTGCTGAACTTGCGGCAAACTAAATACATCAAACTCGCTGGGCCTATTCGCCAGGCGCGATTCGATGCGGGTTAACGCAACCTTTAGAATGCGCCGAATTTCGTGCCTGGCGTCTTTTTGCAAGCGCGTGCGCCGCTTCAATTGCCGTTTAATTTCGGCGTTGAATTGTTTGTTACGTTCGCGATCAGTTGGCATAACAGGATAATATTAAGTGGCTCTGAATCAAACAACTCCGTTGTGCTGTAGGCTGAAGTGATTTCCGTCATCAAACCGGCCACCCCAACTGCCGCCTATCGATTCCCAATAAATGCCTAACGGTTCGTAGTCTTCAGTTTTGGTAAGGTATTGGCCATCACGGAACAAATTAAAATCCACAGCCAAACGTTGTCGATGGTTGCTATTTTTATGGCCATAATCAACACGCGGGTCTCTATACGCATCACCATAGGTTAGCTCATACCCGAGTTGTTCCGCATGTAGAATCAGTAATGCTGTCATACGGCAAAATTTACTTTGCTTTTCTCTTAAGCTCATATCAAAACCTCATCGATTAATAGTTGGCATCCTAAGACCTGGTTGGCATTATTTTTCTTCAGATAACGAATTGCTTTTTATACTGCGCAAACGCTTCATGGCAGTCTTAAAATAATCATGATCGGCTTCTATACCGATGAATTTGCGATCAAGCTGAATGCAAGCCGCACCCGTTGTCCCGGATCCCATAAAAGGATCAATAATAGTTTTAGCTGGTGTTTCGCGAACAATCTGCAATAACAACTCCTCAGACTTTTCACTGGGATGGCCATGCGGTTTGGTGCTTGACCATTTATGCCGCCAAATATCTGGCAATGAACGATTCGGTAATTTAAAATCCCCAAACGGAATATACGCACACAATTCATATTGTGGACGTAGCCCACCCCTGGAACCACAACCGAAACAGCCTTTATCCCAAACTAATAAACTCGCAATTTTCGCCTTTGCATCCATCGCGCCCTTCATTAAAACGGGCAACCAGCGCCAATTCATAAACATCCAAATCGCTGAGTTTTTTGTTAATATTTTTTTTGATTCAATAATCAGGCGCTCATAAAACACCGATTGATTCATAATATCGGTAAATCCAGTAGTTTTTCCGCTGCTTAACGAGCCAAGACTGAAGGCATATGGTGGATCAGTTATCATTGCATCAATGGAGTGTTTCTTTATTGTTTTAAATACGTCAAAACAATTTTCACGATATAATTTGTTGCTTCCTACACTTACTGGTTTTTTCATTGCGTATTTTCCCAACTATCCTTGTTTACCATTTAGTCACGTCATGTGATGGCTAACCGCCAATTATCGCACTTAACAAAAAATCGGCCATTTCACTATTACTTCATTCTGAATGCTTACCTACATCATCATCCTCCGGGTCGAAATCCTCATCAATGTCATCAATATCAGTGTCGTTGTTTTCTTTCCGCGCATTTTCCAATTCGGTCGCGGCGTCAAATTCAACACCCAGGGCGGCGGCCATTACTGCGATCATGGACAACGCGGTTTGCTCGGTCATAATGCTACGCTCGACGGCTTGAGCAGTGGCGACAACCACTTGTGTCAGCGCTGCCGCATATTTTGTGGTGTCTTTTGGAATCATCTCCGGCCATTCCACGCGCACCGCGTATTTGTCATCGAATAGATCTGGCTCAGTACCGGATTGTGCCAATTCGCGCTGGCGGATAACATAACGCGCCATTTCCATGATGATATAACCTAATTGGCGTTGTTCATGCGAAAACATTTTAAAGGTGGGCTCGCCCATTGACTCACTTGTTGCGCGATTGACATCGCCACCGCCACCGAACCAATGTTCCGGTAGTGTTTGGCCACCGAGTATGTGATTACGGAACAGCCGCGCAACAGTGTCAGAATCCATCGCCTTTATGTCAGGCGTTACTGCATTCCATTTTTCAGCGTCGTTGTGCACACGAGTGGAATTAGGCCTGGGGGCAGTAATTTTTTTCGCCCGTTCAATCACTTCCTCTGGGGTAGCGTTGGCGAGTTCGACGTCCCACATGAATGCACGTAAGAAATTGGCACGATCGATCTCACCGAACAAAAAATTGTCGTATGCATCGAGCCAATCGATTTCAGGTAATAGGTCACTGACACCGCGCGCACTGTTGGATAACGCGTTTTTGTTAAAATAAAAACATTCACCGGTATCAAACGTCTCGCGGATTGCCTGTGTACGCCGTGTGAATAGCTCTGACTCGCTGCCGTTACAAATGACTTTATACCGTCGCGCAACGCCTTTGCTGTTTTTACAGGTGACAACGCCGATAGCCTGTTCGGCATTGTCTGGATCCATCACGACGGTTGCTATCAATCCCGGATCCAAATACCCAAGCCGCACATGGCCCGTAGGCGAGACGAAGGTTGGCCAGCATTGCTCGCCATATAGCTTTAATTCGCGCAGCTTTTTGGTCAGTTTTATATCCAGGCAATTAATAGGATCATGCCAGAATCGATTCAGCCACTGCTTTACCTCATCGTCGTTGGCGATGAGGTTAACGCCATCCGCTAACAAATAGGCAATTGGCAATTCGATCAGGCGATTCGCAAACCCATTGGTTCGCCACAGATACACCGACAAGTCCTGCATGCGTTGCTGAGTCAGCGGCGTAATGTCCCGATTGGCGTCGCCGGTCAGTTTACGCCACCCGTCCTCATCGTCGTCCACAGTGACGCCGTGCGCCTCACGTAATGCCACGCCGTTATTAACCGTGTTCTCAATATCATCGCCAAAATCCACGGTTATGTCGCTGGCTTCGCGCAATATAACATCAGGATCAACATTGCTCTCAATGTCCGCGCCGAACATGCCCGCCACTCGGTTTATAAACCGTTTATGAAATGGTTTTTTTAAAGATTGGTGCATTCGCTTGTGATCCTGGTTGCCGCGCTTAGAAAGGCTGTGTGTGGGCGATCTATTGACTCAGGCCAGGCGCTTGCCTACCCGCAATGCGTCAATGCAATCACCGGTGAGTTCATTGCCGCTGCCGTCAACAATGTTGATCTGGTAATATAGGGTGGGCGCGACCAATTCATTGGCCGCGAATTGATATTCTGCAACACCATTGATGGGATCAATTACCGTCATGACGCGGGATTGTGGTTGACCGTTGGCGTCACGGTACCTGAATGTCACCGTTGCGCCGGTCAAGTTTACAGGAACACCATCGGAGCGTAACGCTGTGATCTTCAGTTTACGCGCCGTGTCACCCTCAATCGCGTCGTAACATATTGGTGTGCCTGCCATCGCCGTGATTACTCGCTGGGATACTTACGTGCTGTGCCGGTATTGCCACAGGATGTGCACTGATACGTATACACATCGCCATCGGCGGGGATCGCGGCAATTTGATCAGTGAGGTCCGCACCGCACCGGATACGCCCCAAGCCATGATCATCAGGCATTTCACTCAACGCCTCCAGTTGCTGTTCCAATTCATCCAGCTTGTTAATGAGTGGAATCGCGCCATCATTATTGTCATCATCAAGTTCGCCCAGCGACACCGCCAGCGCGTTAATACGCGTTTTCAGCAGTAATCGCCGCTCACCAGCGGTTTCGTGTGGGCCTTGACACAAAAATTGTCGAATCACGTTATGCTCCTTCGTGTATTGTTGATTTGATATCAATAGTCTTTTATTGGCATGCGTTAAAAGTTATCGACACGCTCCCCAAGTTCCGCCACCTTGCTTTCCAGCTCGGCTATGTCGAAATTCTCTTTGCCTTCCGATTCCATTCTCGATAATTCATCTATCAAGTCCTGCATGGCGATATTGCGATTAGCCATCAACTGCATTAGAGCCAATGCGCCGTCAACGGTAATCATTAAATTGTCAGTTTTCATGGTTCGCTCCTTTGGGCTAATTCATCACGTAGTTTAACCAACGCTTTGCGAAGTAATGCTTCTTTGCTTTCAGCGTCAAGCATATCCTTCATTTTCACCGCTTCCAGCCCGGCCTCAAGCGCCGTTTGTCCATCATCGAGTATGGCTTTTACCTTTCGATGTCGATCGGTGCCGACGGTAATGATACCGACGCTCTTTAGGCTTTCTGCGGTTTTGACAAATGCATCCCATTCTGCAATGGTCACACGCAACGCTTTTTCAGGTGTATCGATCATTGACGGATCGATTACTACCGGTTTTGTGCAGGCCGATACAGCGAATAACAATACGATGGATGGAATCGTTAGATAGAATATCAATGCGGTTAGCGGAGCCTTTAAACATTTTTTCACAGTCGTGTCCTCTCGTAGGTGGATATCGTCAAATCAAATTAGGCCGATGTGCCCGACATCTCCACATCGAATGTATCCTTAATAGCAGGGGCACCACCGGCGCGTTGCAGTTCTGCCCATACGCCGATGGATTCGTTGGCCGCCAGGGCACCGGCGGGTACGGCTTGACTAACACCGTCATCGACAAACGTGATGCCAGCGGGCGTAGCTTTACGATTCGCCACCGATCCAGTGTCGTCTTTCGTGGCTGCAACACCGATACGAATGGACGCAGACGGATCGGCGGTCAACTTTACAGCGGCATTGCTTAAGGTGCTAACGCCATTTTCGTTTTTAATAAAGATTTTCTCAAACCGCGTGGTCGGGCCTGCTTCGGACGCAGAGTCATAAAACAAACGCCTTACACTGGTTTTGCCGGGTGCAATGGTGGCCACGGTTGCACCACCACCGGAGCGACGAATGGTAACGGTCCCGGTTGGGCCACTGGCCAGGCCGGCTTTTAGTAACCGTTCCAGGGTGTTTGTCGGAAACGGCACAACTGTTAACCCGTTGAGCGCGAGCGCTTCATTCACCACGGCACCCCCTGCATCACGACCGGTGATAGTGAGCAGCATGGTATCGCCTGCGTTATCACTTAGCGCCTCCAGGGTGTCATTGGCGGCCATTGCGGTAAACTCGACTATTCCGGTCGGGTCAATTGCGCCACCAGACACACCCACGTCATCTTCGGGCATGTTGGCGGATTGGTAACTTTTAATATCGGTTGCTAATACAGGCATGGCTGTGTCCTCTACTTAATGGATGGTAACAATCTTATTAATATCAAATGTGAAATATGCTGTACGCTCAATGACATCAATGATGACATTGGCGGTTGCGCCTTGCAGTGCTTCCAGCGGCACGTTGGCCGCCGTCGCTATCATGCGCAACGCCTCTATATTCACATCCACGGTCGCCGTAATAACACTTAATGACTCCAGGTCAAAGGGGGTTGTCAATTGCACATAGGCGACAGCTTCAATACTGCCGTGCAGCGTTGTTTGTACATAGGCGAATTGCTCAAACGCGATGGATAGTGGCGCGTTGATCAATTGTAATGATTCTGCGTTGGGTCGCATAATATTCGTTACCTGCTGATTTTCTTCTATCGCTACCGGTGCCGGTTGCGCAATATGTCCGCGTTGTTCTGCCGCCATTACCAATAGCGCGCCAATGGCTGCAGCGCCCGTGGTTTCAATGTTACTTTGCAATGGCCGTTGGGTTGCTTGTAGCTGATCCCAATGCTGACGACTAATCGCCAGGATGCCGGACAAACATTCGTTATCAATAGCGAGCAACTGTTCAATCGTGTTGTTTGCCTCAATGGCATGTTCCGATAACACGCTAGTGAATTGACTATTCTCAACGGTGAGACGCTGTGTTGCTGCAAACGATGATGTGGACAAAAACTCTAATAACACACCAATGGTTTGCGCGATGGTTTTGTTTAACTCGATATCTACACTGATTGACCGATTAGCCGATAACAAACTCTCGATACCCGCAGATTGTGCGCGGTTGATAGACGCCTGTGATTCTACCCGTTGCACTTGGGTAATCGCTAGCGCCTGGAGGGTTTCTACGTGGGCCTGGTACCCGGACTGCAAACCACGCAGTGATTCCAAGCTAACACTGTTGGCCACAGCGACTGATATTGTACTTTCGGTGGTTAAAACGGCGGTGGCCGATAAGGTGTTGTTTGATTCCGCGCTAGCCACTGCACCGCGTGCTACCACGCCACGAGACTCTGTGTTGAGCAACAGCGCGCGCGACACGACACCGTTATCTGCAGTGTCTAGCATAATATTATCCAGGTGATAACCTGATGTGGATGACGTACCAAACCCGTTGGATCTGAGCCCGGCGCGGCCAACGTCGGTAATAGGGCTGGCGCTATCGGTATACGTCACGCGTGCAACCCCATCGATATAACCAACGAGATCGACATTCGGCCCGTTGTCGCGCATTTGCAACTCAAGGTTATATGTGTTTCCGGGCGTTAGCGCTTGTGTAAACGATCCTAACAACGTTGATGTAGGGGCGAACTTCAGCAGTTCCCACTTACCCCGAAAATAACGCCATATATACCAACGCGATTGCGTTGTCGACATTCGGCCGCATATTCCCAGGCCGTTATCATTATTGCTGTGTACATACAGGTCGGCCGACACATTGTAATCAGGCGTCGCCGGGGCTGTGTCATTGTAATACAGTGCCCAGGAGGGTGATCCGGAACTTTGATGCACGCGGCCACTGGCCGCTAGCACTTTGAAATCGTCTGGCTGAAGAGGATGCTTAAACCACGCAGCGCCAATGTCGGGGGTATGGTTTTCCAGTAGTTCGTCTGACGACGCTGTACAACTGTCTTGCAAAACAATCGTCATCGCGTTTTTTCTACCGTATAAATGGTCATGGCGTATTAAGCAAATCGCATACTGGCGCGCTGCCGCAGGCGTGTTGGTAAATACTGCTCCCGGTTATCTGATTCAACCGTTACACCGGCCGGTGGTACGCCTTCCTCGATTGCCGCCATCCAGGCCATGAGTTCGGCGATGGCTAAATCGCCGTGTCGTTGTTGGCCGTCCGATCCTTTGTCACGACCATCATCCATGCGTGGACGACCCTTTTCCATGACGATGCGCCGGTGATCGGTGAGGATATCTTCGCCGCCACACAGGGTTAATGAACGATCCTCCAGCGCACTTTTATATTTGGGAAACGCCACCGCATACCATTGCGCCGTGGCCATTACACACTCAATGCGCGTCGGCCCGTATTTCTGCATAAAGTGCTCAGCATGCGATTGGCCATTGCCGCGCGCATCGAATTTGCAATGATGAAAGTGCGGTAATTCCGACAAAATAAAGGCCATGATTAGTTGCTGACAATCGAACGGAATATTGCGCAATTCCACCACCACGGCATTACGCCACTGGGATGACGTGAGTTCTTCGTTGACCACGATATCCGATAGGTCACCATTTCGACCGAAATCCTGACCAGCGACGTGGCGGCGGGTTGTGTCAAAGTTATCGACGATAGGCTTTAACTGCTCATTAATCCATTGTTGTGTTATATCCAAGCGTTTTGCATCCAGCACAAATTCGTCGGGCTTGTTATAGCGTAAAACAGGTACAGCGTGATCCTGACACTTTTCCACCACAATGCGCGGGATGTATGAACCGCTACCACTGCGCGGAATACAATCCAATTCTTCGGCAGCCGCATCACCGTAATTGGTGTAAATGTTGTCGCGGAACTGTTGTTCGCCTTCTGGTGACCACTGAATGCCTTTTATCAAGCAAATGCGTTTATATAACCCGTCACGCAATGCATCATCAAGGGTGACTTTGTGATGCGAATAGGGCCATTTACCTGATAGTGTTTCACGTATCAATGTGTTGAATCGGTTTTCTTCGCCGTTGTGCGTGGATACAATTGAGACGCGACCGCCCCACATCAAAAACGCCATTGCGGCTTTTATCAGTTCGTCAAGGTCGGGATGAAATGCGGCCTCGTCAATACGTGCGTGCCCCTGTCGTGATCGAAAGTTGTGGGGATTGGACGACAGCGCCTCGATTTTTTTTCCGTTTGGAAATCGTACGGTATAGGTCACGATATCACGACGCTCATCGTCTATCACGGCATGCTGCAAACTCACATCGATAGTGGATGCCGCAAATTCAAAGGCGCGTGCAAATTGGGCGCAATCACCGATAAATTCGGCAGCCATCTTGACGTTGTAACCAATATAAAATTGATCCATGCCGCCTGATTCGGCCGATTCCAATACTGCTTCGGACGCCATCGACCATGAGATACCGATGCGCCGCGATTTTTCGTATAGCCGAACCTGGGCATGATCTTCTTGCCAGCGTTGTTGATACGGTAATAACACTGCAGGTGTGCGGTCATCAGGCGCAATCAATTGACGCTCACGCTGGGCGTCTTCGACTTCCTGAAGGTAGCGTTCCTTATCCGCCAGCTGCATCAACGCTAATCCCTAATATCTTGGCGCGAATCATATCGGCGACATCGTTCGGCAGACCACGTTCGGCGCTTAGTTTCTCAACAGCTTGCGCCGCATCCTGTTTCTGCGCCTCCAATTCGGTGCGTACTTCCGTCATCCATTTCTTTGAAGCAACGGACGCGCGCGTTAACCGCGAGATCGCCAGGCCGAATTTGCTTAATTGTTTATCGTCTTCGAGATCCAGCAACGCATCGAACATTTTGGTTTGCACGAGGCGGATAAGGGCTTCATTCATGGAGCCTTCATCGTCACCTGAGCCATCTGCAATGGCCTTTGCTTGTTCGGTAGCGAGGCGCATTTTTTCCAGCTTTTGTTCGAATTTCTGTCCGTGTCGGTGAATAGAGCTACGACTGACATTAATTTCAAGCCCACGACTATCGCATTCAGCATTGAGCCATTCTTCTAGCACATCATAATTGGCGAATCCATTGGCGACCAATTTTTCATTGAGCGCCCGGCGCAAATCCTGCGGCAACTGCAATAAGGTGGAACGGCGCGGCATGCTTAATTACTCTCTGGCCGTGATACGCCGTGATCGTTGGGTGCATTAAATTCAACAAAATCCACGCCACTGGAGGACAAGCTTGCCTCCCAGTACTCACCGTCGGAGTTGCGGACATACTGGAACTGCACATAACCGCGATCAGATAAATATTGTATGGCGCTGCGTATCTCCGTGAGCGACATATTCAGGTCAACGTCTGACATCACTTCGGCGATCAGTCCATCGCCCACCGGCAGTGGCCGCGAGGTGTATAAAATGCGAAGAATTCGCCATCGTGCCATTTTCTTTCTGGCAAGGTCTAATGTATTACTCACGGTGATTAACTCCACGTTCTAATAGTCGATTGAGTTTTTCGTTCACAGTTTCCAGCCTGGCATCGATCACGCCGTTAAACCGGATCCAGTCTTCACGCATCACATACTGTTTGGGCAACTCGGCGCGCAGGTTCATTAGGTCGCGATCGACCTTTTGCACTTGCAGATCCTGGTGAGCGATGTTCTTTTTTAACTCATTGAATAATTGCGTCATGTACTCGCGGCCAGACGACTGCAATGCTTTAACGGCCCATAATGTTACCGCTGACCACGCGGCGGCGAACCCGATGAGTATACTAACCACTGCCCAATTGATTGATTCCACAGAACTGCTCTGACTATAAAGAGGATAAAAACGTAGCTGGCGGTGGCACCCCCAGCTACCAAATGCGGGCTAACGTTACCCGCCCCGTTCGTGAAATAGAATAGGCATTCCACCTATATGAGGGTTGCCACCACCCTTAGGCACGCCCACCACGGCTAATAACGGGTACTGTTACGGGGTAATCACCATCGGTAATAATTGTAAATTCACCGGCACTGCGGGCACTAAGTTCGGCGGTACGGTTCCACTGACGCGCTCCGAAAAAGCTGAACACCCGACAACATTACAGGCTCTTACATGCGCGGTGATAATATCACCGGAATTTACCCCCGAGATTGTTTCCGTTAACGCGTTGGCGGGTGGAATAATCGGCACCGAACACGATGCGTATGGGCCAATATTAATTTGCACCTCGCATTCATATTTTGTGAGCTGGTTTGATGCAGGATTGGAATCCCATGAATAGGTCACTACCACGTCATACGCTGATGCCAGGCCCGAAAACAGTAACGCAAAAATAATGGCGATCGGCTTCATGCTAATCATTTTTGCTCTACTTTTGCGATGGCATCACGCACGGTCAGCAATGACCCGCCAAACGTAATGGCTGCCATTCCGGTTTCTAAGTCATTGGCACCAGTTGCCAATGCAATGATGCCTGATAACATAATGACAAGACCCAAAATGTTGGTTTTTGAGGTCGCAAATTGACCCAGTGTTTGGCTAAATAATTGTGGCATAATGACCTCGACGTTGAGTTAAGAGTAAAATGCACAATAGCTGCGTATTTGTTGCAGCACGCTATAGAAAAATGGGATGTGTTATATTGCGCATGTGACTAGGATAGCCACCTACGAGGGATAAGTATTTTAAAGGGGTTTAAAAATGCATTTTCGTTGTATGTGGTTGGCAATCGCAAAGCTAAGCGGCGCAGTTTGTTGTCTCACACAATTCTTTAGTTAGGTTTGTTTATTCGTATCCTTCAGCCTTCCATCTCAAAGATGTCATGACTGCGTGATAAATATTAAATATAAACGACTTTAGCTGCATTATTAGAAAATAATATCCTGTAAACAGAAGGACATATGCGATTTTTATTACGGCGTATTTTACGCAATCTGAGTAAGGTGAATATAAAACCAATAGCGATATTAACCCGCCTTTGTGGCCGAACATTATAATAAACAAACAAAAGATTGAAAACGCAAGATAGTAGATAAATACGCGATAAAAAACAAAATAGTTATGCTTTAAATAAGATAGACCGCTTTCTGGATTAATAATTTCCGCCATTCTGAGAGATAAATTAGGCTGTGAAATAGTTGCAAATATTGTGAACCCGGCAAGCAAAAAACCTAAGGTGCTTAATGAAGTGGCCAATCCCGTGCCAGAAAACTCCCTAACCACAAGAATTGTATCGCTAATTGACTGTGTCGTTAACCAAGAATTCACAATGAGAACTATAAATACCATCAATGTCGTAATGGTATTGAATCTGCTAAAGGGAATTCGTCGCGAAGCAAGATATATGTCCCATAACCTCTTCTCCTTCATTAGGTCTTTGGCATCAAAATCCGAATTGGTCATTCGAACCATCTCTTCGCAATCGCATTGATAATTGTTTTAGCTTTTTCTGATGTTTCAGGGATTTTTATAATTCCATCTTCTACGAGGCCGAGAAAAGAATTATATAATTCACTGGCAGCATTTTTAGGTGTTAAGCTGAGCTTATGCAAAGGTTTTTTAAGTTCAAATTCTTGATTATTGCCACGCAAAGTATCTCCATCGCCGTCTACGCCGCTCAGCTTAACATTTTGATTGCCTTGCATTGTAGCTTCAGCAATCTCACTAATCGCGTTATTTTTATCAAGGCCTTTCGAATTACTGTGTTTTACAATTGAATTATTGCTTCCTATAGCGTCTTTTCGCTTCTGTAACGCTTCAAAAAAAGGATCATTGTCATTTTCGTCATTTCTGTCCGACAAAGATATTTCAATAACCTTCAAAATACTATATTTTTTAACAAATTGCTCTATGCTATCTTCAGATGTAAGAGGTATTAAATCCATTGTCGGGATAGGACATCTTTCGTATAAATCCTTTTTTGTTATTTGAGGTTCCTCTTGATTTTCTTGGTGAGCGCGTTTTAATCTATTGTATTCGTTATTGATATATTCCTTATGCTTATTTTTAATAAAATATAAGAGAGTAGCGCGAAATGACTCCTTTGGAGGGGCATTTTTTGTTTCTTTTACATATATTAGACGATGATTGTTTAAAACAAGAAGAAATATCGCAGAAGGAGAAGAACGCATTGATTCGCTGTCTTTAACTAAACCTTTTTCTTGTTCAAATATCTGTTCTCTTTCAAATGTTGTATCCTTAATATATCTCCCGATTATTCCAATTACCTTTTCATGTTTACCATCATGCAACATTACCTGGCTTACATCATGAAAAAAGTAACTTGTTTTATCATAACTTCGAACGAGGCGTTTTCCAAAAAAGCAGGGCAATACAATTTCATCGGCTAAATCTAAAAGTACTTTTTCATCCCCGAATCTACAAACTAAATTACCCATCTCCATGCTCAAGGATTTTTCTGGCATTCGACTTGTCTCCCGTTATTATTTTTAAGTCTAAAGCTAGGCATGTGCGACATTCCGCCAATTTTAATAATTTATATCATGAACAAGTATACGAAAATTGCGAGTTGCTTGTTATATATTTAGGATCTTACCGGTGATTTTCTTAACCATTATAGCTGCAGCGCCGTTATTATTCATCAAATAGTGGTTTTGAATCGACTTTTGGTGGGTTGGCAAGCCTGTCTTTTATTAATTGCAATGTTCTTTTCGCTTCAAAACACGTCGTAAAAGTATCCTCGTTACAGTAGACACATTCAAATACTTTTTGTGAGGCACGCATTAAATCCGTTTTGTCTGAGGGATGTTCAAGTCCTGAATTTTTGATTGTAGGAGGCATATCTTCAGTTTCTTCCTTTATTTTTTTCGCTATCCGACGCAAGTGATGCCTATCGTCAACGCAATACCCGATTCCTTCTAGTTCCATCAGATCGTAATTTTTGTGTAAATCAATACCTTTCTGCATCAGCGTTTCCAGTCTAAAAACATACGAAGCTGTCAGCGAGTCGGTTTTTTGAATAGTTTCAGCAACACAAATAGGTGAAACAAAAAACAATGCAAGAAATTGAATTTTCCACTTCATAACCGTCCCCCTATTTATTCGCAGTAGTCGAACAAGGTCAATAATAGCTTAATTTGCTCGTCATTTATCTCGAATAAATATGATATATCAGCCACCGCTTGAATTTGGAACGGCGATAATTTTCTATTTTGCAGGATTGCCAATTTAGGAATTACGCTACGCACATGCTGGAGTCGTTTGAACTTCTCCTCCGAAGTATATTCTGCCGAAGGTTCGCGCACACAATTCACATCACCTTCTCCTCTAATCGGTGATCCACGTCCAGTTAATAACCATGTGCCGTCAATGTCGAAAACCTCCACGATCGAGGCAAGCAATTCCACCGGTGCTCGTTGCTTATCTCGCTCCACATCTTGTATTCGTTGTAAGCGATTATCTAATTTTCTTGCGAATTCAGCGGGTTTTAGTTTTAGCAATTCCCGTGACTTCGCTACTCGTTCATTAATCGTAGACATTTTTAAATAATTTCCAAATATAAGCTGGACAACATGGATGCTATATCCTAATATATTTACATTACATGGATATAACAGCCATGTACTACTTATAGGTAAATTATACACGAAAATGAGCATACAAAAAGCGGCAATAAACACTCCACCTGCGAGCATGGAATTACATACCCGAATTCGGGCCGCGTTTATTCTCAATGGCACGACGTTCACCCGCTGGTGCAAAGAAAACAACGTAGACCCACAAAATGCGCGCCAATGCATTATGGGTGTATGGAATGGACCAAAGGGCCGGGAACTACGAGCGAAAATAATAGAGGCCAGCGGCGTTCGAGCAATCAATTAACAATAAGAAAGGGAGGCTAAACATGTCAATTAGTAGGCGCATCGAAATGGTACGAGTATCACTGGGCTACAAGCCCAGTGAATTCGCAAGATCAATCAATATCAAGCACCAAAAAGTACTGGACATTGAACGCGAAAGACAACGACCAACGCATGACGATTTAACCAACATAGTCAGTACGCATAACGTCTGCGGCACCTGGCTGTTAACGGGGGAAGGTCACCCTTCTAAAGATATCGCACTAAGCGATCTTGTATTCCAAGTAATTCTCACAGCTCAAAGTAACAGGACGATCAACAGGCAACAAGCCAGCGAGCTGATTGAATTGTTAGGTGATGTCACCAATGCGGTAGCGGGAGATTGATATGCGGCCATCGAAAATAAAAGCGGGCACAAAATTATTCATTACGCCATCGCTGGGCGATGGACCAGCCCTGGCCGCCTATTTCATAAAACGCGTCCCAGCACAATCCGGCGTGAAAGCAAAAAATTTTTTGGTATTCCCGGAATTTGCAGGATTAAACGACGTTGATGATGCGGGCATCTGCGAAATGAGTGACTACGATTTATCACGGCGCGGACAAATAGCCAAGGATGACGCCAATGCCAGAACATAACGAAAAATATCGCAGCTCCTCACAGCAACGCATATTGCGGGTATTGGTATCGCTCGCAGGGCATGAGGTAAGTGGTATCGCGCCCAGTGAATTAGCAAAGGCATTGAGTGTGACCTACGACAAAATGACCCGCGACCTGGCCAACCTGCGTATTGCCGGATTGGCCGAGCCCATCACGGATACTAACCGCTGGCGGTTGACGCCGAAGCTTACGCAAATAGGCTTGGCGATGCTCAACAACCTGGAGCGGTCGCAGCAAAAAATTGACGAAGTTAAACAACGCTACACGCGCAATCCACACTAAAAGGGAAACAAGCATGGCCCGTAAAAAAACAACACCCGCCACGGACAACACCGCTGACATTAACACCGCTGCTATTGAAGCCGACGCGCAATTGATGGATGAAAACAACGAGCGCTTGGCGACTATTGATGCGCAACTCAATAATAACCTGCCATATGATGCACAACGAATCATCAACGAAACTACATTTTATTTGCATCAGTCAGCCGACGCCATGTTGGAGGCCGGTGTGCGACTGGTGTTACTTAAAGAGCATGAACCTCACGGCGCATTTTACGCAGCCCTTGAGCAAATCGGCATTGACCAACGCGCTGCGCGCCGCATGATGCAGGCCGCCATTAAGTTTGCAAAGCGGCGACCGGTCGCCGCTTTGGGTAAAACCAAAATGCTGGAATTGATGGCTGAAGATGACGACGATCTTGATGCTTTACAGGATGGCGGTACGATCGCTGGCTTAACCCTGGACGACATTGACCGTATGACGGTGCGCGAAATCCGCGCTGCGCTGCGCCAGGCGCGCAAAAAAGAAGCCGAAACGGCGGAAACCAACGAACGGATGTTGGTCGAAAAAGACAGAAAAATCAATGAGCTAGACGCCGCCCTATATAAGCGCGCCAACAGTGACATCGACGCCCAGGCCGATGAGATATCGATGCAGCTGGAACGTGAAACCACGGGGGTCATTAGCGCATTAGTTGGTGTTGAAATGGTGATTAAACAGATTTTTGAGGTGCCTGAAGCGCCACAGCATCTACGGGTAGCCTGTTTGCATTCTGTACAACGCGTGCGTGCTGCGCTCAGTGACCTGCACTACAACCATTTGTCATTTGTCGAGATACCGGACGAGCCGGGCGACGACGCGTGGATAGAAGACGCCAAAAACCTGAATGCTGAAGGTTAGGCAAAACACATGGAACTGGATGCCACAACCCTTGGCGAAGTTGACTATTTTAAACAGTTGGCGCAGCAATTAAACGATGCCGACCACGGTGATCGAGGCCGGATCATCGAGGCCGCCACGGGCTTTTTAGGCATGAGCCGCGATGCGGTATATCGTCGCCTGAAAAAGATCGGCTGGCAATCGGGACGTAAGCTGCGCACAGATCGCGGCGACTCCCAATTGAGTGACGACGAAGCCCGGTCGGTTGCTACCATTATGGTGGAGTCTACTCGGGCCAACGGCAAGCGATTATTGTCCGTTGGCGATGCGCTGGAAATCGCCAAGGGTAATGGCCTCATTCAAAGCCCGGTTTCCGGCACAACGGCATTACGTATTATGCGCAGTAAAGGATTTCATCCCGACCAAATCGCGCGACCAACCCCACATCAAAACCTACGGTCAATGCACCCAAACCATACGTGGCAATTTGATGTATCGGTGTGCGTACTCTACTACCTGGATACCGGTGGCATGGCCGTGATGGACCAGAATCGGTTTTATAAAAACAAACCGGATAATGTAAAAAAAGTCGAGAAATTCCGTGTGCTGCGTTATCTGGCAACCGATCATTATAGCGGTACGCTGTATGTGCATTATTACCGCACTAGCGGTGAGAATCAGGAAACATTGTTTGACTTTTTTATGGCCGCGTTTGCGAAATCGGACCATGAGCAAGACCCTTTTCACGGTGTCCCTTTGCAGTTGATATGGGATGCAGGCAGCGCTAATCAATCGCACCTCATTAAAAATTTGTTGGATCGTCTTACAGTAAAGCACTGGGCGCATTTGCCCGGTAATCCTCGCGCCAAGGGCCAAGTAGAAAATGGTCACAACATTGTAGAGCGCAAGTTTGAGGGGCGCTTGTCATTGATGCGGATTACATCAATGGAGCACTTAAATGAATGCGCTCAATTATGGATGCGTCACTTTAACGGTACGGCCAAACACTCACGCCACGGTCATACCCGTTACGCCCTTTGGCAAACGGTACGGCCCGAACAATTGCGAATATGCCCACCGCGCATAGTGTGCGAGCAATTGTTACGCACCAAGCCTGTGGAGCGCCAGGTACGCGGTAATCTGGTGATCCATTATACCGTTAAAGGCTTCAGCGCGGGCATTTATAGCGTTGCACATATACCCAATGTGCGCGTGGGTGAATCCCTCAATGTGTGCGTTAACCCCTACAGCGCACCTAATCTGTTTGTCATCGATACCGATGAGCACGGCAATGAAGTGCATTATGAATGCAAGCCTATCGCTCGCGATCAGGCGGGATTTATGGTCGATGCGCCAGTGATTGGCGAACGGTTTAAGGCACCGCGTGATACCGATACGGACAAACATCGCAAGCGCATGGCAAAGGATGCCTATGATGCGGACACGGAATTACAAGTAGATAAAGCACGTAAAAATCGTGAACCCGCTTTTGGTGGCCGCATTGATCCCTTTGGTTATCTGCCGGAACAAACCCCAGCCCATTACATGCCACGAAAAGGCAGCGCGTTGGATGTGCCAGATCCAGTTGCCATTGAATCCTCTACACGCACCGTCACCGAGTGTGCGCGATATCTTAAGTCGTTGCTCGGTAATGTTGATGTGAATTTTTATGATTTGGTTATGGCGAATTACCCCAGTGGGGCCACGGATGAGCAGATCAAAGACCTTGCGAAATCGATGTCGGAACCACAACCCACGGGTTTTCGAGTTGTTAACGGAGGCAGTAATGCGAACGATTGATGCTATTTTTCAAACCCTTGATAATTTGGCAACGTCACCCATTGGGTTATTCGTTTATGTTGCCGCGCACTTTTATATCACGGCCATTTTGATGGTTAGCTAATGAAGCTTGTGTGAGATAAAAATGGCTAACGCAATTGACTATGACGACATGAGCCGCGACGAAAAAATACAGTATTTAATTGCTGGTGAAGTAGTGGCAAGCCGGTGGTTGGTATCAGCTGACAGTAGAAATGAGGGTTTTAAACCACAGGTTTGCGGGTTGAATATCGGCACCACCTACTACCCAGCAAGGGGCGCGGCGATTGCCGCAGGGAAAGAATGGCTTAACAAACTACAGGAGGAAGCGAATAGCACAACAGCATTGGAACAACAATAGATTACGTTTCGTCTTTCAAACACCACGGAGAATATCATGAACGGTAATACTTTTAATATAAATCTACCAATCACCGGTGCTATTGAGGTGATAAAAGAAAAATTGAAACCAGCCATCGAGCAGTCATTGGGTGATGCCGATAGCGGTGCAAAGGGCGCGATCTTTGCGCAAATCATTGTCTACCATCAACCGTGTGAATTAATGACCATTCGCGGTCTCTATTTGCCAAATCATTACGCAAAGCGCATTAATGATGTACTGGCCGATTTTCGTCGCGATAGTTTATTGAATAAAAAGATCGCGTGAGGTGCAGCATGGCCAGAAAAACAAATGTATTAAAGCACTTCTACAGTCGGGATAACTATATGCCATTAAAACTAAAACGCATTTTGGCATCGCATAATATCGTCCAAAGCGAATGGTCCAATGCAATCATGAAAAGCAACGGCAAACCCATCAGCAAAGCGCTGGGATCCTTGATACTAAACTGGAATCAATTTCCCTCCCTCACATCGCCCGATGACATCAAAAAACAAACTGCCTCGTTTTTAAAGGCAAACGGTGTTGATAAATCGGAAATTGCGACGGCGTGGCAAATTGATAAGCACGACGAACCCTATACCAGCCCCATCGATGTAACCAGGCGCGCAGGCCATAGTGCCCGCAGCAATAATAATGACAATCCTGAGATTGACCTACCGGAGCCTGAAATGCTAACAGAAACCGCAAAGCGCCATTTTAAACTGTTTCGCGATCCATTTGTTGATGATGTGCAAAAACCGGATGATGTGTTTATGAGTACCGAACATCGCTATGTCCGCGAAGCCATGTTTATGACCGCCAAGCTGGGTGGGTTCCTCGCCGTTGTCGGCGAATGCGGTGCGGGTAAAACCATCTTGCGCCGGGATCTGATTGATCGCATTCAACGCGAGACGTTACCAATCACGGTTATTCAACCCCGTATTATTGACAAAGGTCGATTAACTGCTGGTGCTATTTGCGAGTCAATTATTTCTGATATTTCGCAGGAACGCCCTAAGCAATCACTGGAAGCAAAAGCGCGTCAAATTGAAAAGCTGTTAATGGGTTCATCGAGGGCAGGTAACGCCCATGTGTTGATTATTGAGGAAGCGCACGATTTGTCCATTAAGACGCTAAAGTTCCTAAAACGATTCTGGGAACTAGAAGACGGCTTTAAAAAGTTGTTGGCCATTATCTTGGTGGGCCAACCAGAGCTACAGAGCATGCTCAACGAGCGCGTCAACTGGGAAGCCAGAGAAGTGATTCGGCGTTGTGAGATCGTGCAACTAATGCCACTGGATGGCAACCTGGAACAGTATATTGCCCTGAAGTTTGACCGCATGAACATTGATCATAAATCGTTGTTTGACAATAGCGCTTACGATGCTATTCGGCAGCGTTTGAGCTTTCGTCAACGCGGTGTTGATACGGTAACGTCGATGATGTATCCGCTGGTGGTGAATAATTGCGTTGTTAAAGCGTTGAACCTTGCCGCTGATATTGGCGCAAAAAAAGTTAACGGCGAAATAATTAGCGAGGTGTAAGCCATGCGTATTAATGACCATCAATTGAATTACTGGGCAAATATTTATCGCGGCAACCGCATTGACGATCACGGCATCAGCTTTGGTTCTTTCATTCAATCGCCAGCCGTGATTTTGGCAGAAACGCGGGCACTTGATTTCTTACCGCTGTTGCCAGCACAGCGCGAAGTAATGCGCCGTGTACCTATTGAACCTGTATTGATGATTCGGAACGGCCGCGCTTTCGAAAAGCGCGGCCATCAACGACCATCGTTTCAACATGATCGCCAGTACGTTTTCACCCGCGAGCAGCACGGAGGTTAAGGTTATGTGGCTACACCATTGTGACATACAAGGTGCAATCAGCCTGGATGATAACGCTGTTTGTGATTACTGTGTACATCCATACCCCGCAGAGGGTACAAACCTGCAGGAACTGCATGAAGACCCATTGTGCAGTCATCCTGAAATTACGTTCGACCACAACACCTTTGCCTTTTACTGCGAAGTTTGTGGTGAGATTTTAGATGATGATCTGCAAACCGACCATTCTATTATTCACAATAATGAGGAGAATAATTATTATGATGACTAACGACTTTGTTGTGATCAGTAAATACCCGATGCTGTTCAAACGCATAGAACGCGCATTGCTGGTTGATGATGACGGTTGCGTTTTTACGATGGGAGAATTTAATCGCCGTTGGGTGGTTTTGAAAAATGAGCTGGATAATATCAACAGTAGCCATGTCTCTAGCGAGTACATGCATAATGCCGCAATTGAAATCATCACCTTGTTAATTCAGTTGATGACGGAAAACCATCGGCAACCGCTGCGTCCATCACTGAAAACGCCAACAACAGCACCCAGGTTTGCTATTGGTGATGTTGTTCGCAGCGCAGATGATTCACCAAAAAATGCGTGGCGTATTTCGAGCATTGCACCTGTTGGGCTGCAATCAGACGCGTTTACAGGCGGCTTTCGCTACTATGGCCACCACTTAATAACCGGGCTGTTACAGGCTGGATTTGAGCGCGATGTAGTGTTGTGCGAACAGCAAGCTGCTTCTGCTTCTATGTGCGATTAAATCATGAAGCTATTTTGTAAACAATGCGGGAACATCATCGATCTATTCGACGCAATGGAAGATGTAGACGGTCGTCACTTTTTAGATGCCTTAAAAGAGATACCTGCGCCGCTCATTAAGCCATATTTGCGGTATTTACGCTTGTTTAAGCCGCATCAGCGAGCGTTGACATGGAGCCGCATGCTTCGCCTCACGCAGGACTTAATACCTGCATTAAAGGATGGTTCGTTTGTGCGTAATGGGTCGCGCCATATTGCCACAGCACCAATGTTAGTCGACCTTATGAGTGGGTTGGTGGAGTCTCCACCGCCCACCCTGAAAACACCGTTGAAAGATCATGGCTATCTGCTTGCAATGTTAGCAGCGCAAGGGGAAAAGGTAGCCGCATTGGCTGAGCGCAAGTCAGAGCACGCGAAGTCACAACGCCGCTTGAATAGCCCATTTGTCGATCAATCGCCACCTAAAAGCTCACCACCACCTAATTGGAAAGAAGATTTGTTCAAACAAGGTGATAACGATGACTAGTGACCAATTAATGATGCCGCCCGGTACAGCCCGGTTATTGGGTGTTTTACGACAACACAACGGCAGGCAAAATGCAATAAGCATGCTGGACCTATATGAGCAGTGGTCTGGCGATAGGCTGGACCGTGATGACCAAGGTAAGCCCATCAAAAATGTTGCCACGCTATCACGCGGTATGCGTGCGTGTATTGACGATCTGCGCGACCTTTGGGGCATTCCTGTGATGAGTTCCAGCGGTTCCGGATACTGGATTGTAGCCAGCGAAAAAGAATTGGCCGAAGTACGGCATGAGTTTTTATCACGTGGTTTAAAGTCACTGCAAACTGCAGCCAGATTGGCGCAAAACACATTAATTGATGAAGTTGAGCAACTTTCTCTGCAACTCCAGAATGAGTCCAGCGATATCCACCACGTGGTAAAACGTAAATCACTGGCACAATCAAGTACGCAAAGTGATTTGATTATTAGCCGCGAAGCACGCATGGCCGCTATTACCACGCATTTGTCTCAAATTTTTGGCTCACCTGAGGCATACGCGGATGAAATAAATCGCCTGCAGCAATTGTTTGGTCCAAAGTTACTCACAGCATCGGTACGGCAGGCGCTACAGGGACAATGTGCCAATCTATCAAAACATGTTAGTGCGCTAAGCGAGGGATCGGCAGCACTGGAGCAATGGGTGAATGAGTTATGAAAAAAGATCTGGTGATTGAAGTTTGTGAACTTAGTAACGCACCTTGGTTATCTTGTGACCTTCCGGGATTCGATTGGGCATGGCGAGTGCTATCTGATAAAACAATCTTAATTCAGGGTTGCGTTGTCGGAACTAAATCGCAAGCATTAAAACAAGCTCAACGATGCAAAACGCGATTGTCAGGGCTGTTAAGCGGCAAATCACTCGGTGGATTTGACAACAACATACATGTGGTGGAGCCAATATGAGCGCAATCGACGTTAAAAGAAAAAAAGATTTGGCAAAAATACACATTGCTAAGGCGCAGCTCGACCTTGACGATGACGATTATCGAGATATTATTAGTAGAGTTGGTGGTGAAAAAAGCGCAGCTGATTTAACTGAACAGGGCCGCCAGCGTGTGCTAGCACATTTCAAGCGTTGTGGCTGGCAACCGAAAATTAAAAATAATAATAAAGAGATTCCAATAGGCAGGGCATCCAAACTACAAATCAACGTAATTCGTCAGTATTGGACACAATTAGCTGATTACAACGTTGTGCGTGATTTCACCGAAGATGGGTTGCGGCGTTGGCTGCAAGCTCAGACTCGGCGATATCATCCTAAACGATCAGGCTACAGCGCACCAGAGTGGTTACCTGGTGACGTTGCAAGTCGTGTGATCGAGCAGTTAAAGAATTGGTGCAAGCGAACTGACGTTCCTTTGATTCGCACGGAATAATTCTAATAATAATGAGTTATCACAAAGAAACGCCCGCCATAATTTCCGATTTTATCGATGGTGCCAATTCTGTTTTAAAAGAATTCGGACTCAACGAAACAGAGCGTGACCTGGCAGCCCACAAACTGGCGGAAATGATAGTTAAAAATTGGGCTGGTTCACTGCAATATATCCCGCAGAATTATGCGCTCAAAATATCCAGCCGAAACGTGGAAATTTGGGACAAATTCACTGGTAACAACTATGCGGATTTGGCAAAAGAATATGGCATATCAATCCCGTGGATATACAAAATAATCAAACAAGCGCGAAAAGAGTTTCAAGACAAGAACCAAGGCAGTTTGTTTTGAGTGAGCCTACAGTGGCAGTGCTGTTTGCCAGATCGGACAGCATCTATAAAACGTTGCCTGGCTGTGATGTGTGGGACAAGGAACGTAATGCCATGCTGTATGATGGTGAGCTGCCTATAATTTCACATGACACTAGGAAGAAGGACGGAACACGAAAATATATTACCAAGTCTGAACGCGAGGCCACACCGCTGGAGTTTGCAAAATGGTTGATGGCACTGGCGAAAATTTGCGTGCGCTAACAATTTTTCTATGATGGTTTCACCATAAGACATTGTTATATTTTACTTTGAGGATTGATATATGTACTGGTTGATTACTTACTCACAAAAAGGCGCAATGGGTAATACAATAGCGGCAAATATTGTTGTTAAGCATATTAGCCCAGCTGATTGGCTGCTTGCTATGGTAAAAAAGTTTCCAGACGCAAATACGTTGCTGTTATTTGCGATTGAAATTAGCGAAAAGCAATTTAGTGACCTTAAGGGCGAAATATAAAGTATATGCCTCGAAATATCAGTTTTTCATTAACAAAAGAGCAATTCAAGAACCGAACAAAGACCGTAACTAGACGATTTGGTTGGTGGTTCCTTAATCCCGGCGAGATATTGTGCGGTGTAGAAAAAGCGATGGGATTAAAAAAAGGTGAAAAAATTGTGCGCCTGGGAATGATACAAGTTGTCACAATCAGGCCAGAACCACTGGACGCCATCACTCAGGAAGATTGCATTAAAGAGGGCTTTCCTCACATGACCCCAGACGAATTTGTGAATAAGCTCTCATGTCACTATCGATGCCAACACGATAAAATCGTTAATCGTATAGAATTTGTGTATCTTTAA